CATAGTAATGATGAAAGACTAATATTTATGGGAGCAGCTGCTAGTAGTGGTTCTGGTGTAGACACAGGATATTTTCAAATTGAAAATGGTGGGACAGCAAAAATTGCTTTGAATTCTAATGGAGATAGTTATTTTACAAGTGGTAAACTTTTTATAGGAGATAGTGCAAGTCATACAGACGACTTATTGCAAATAGAAACTCCTGCATCTGGTGGAGGTCATGGAATACAAATAAGAAGAAATGACTCAAACAATGACCAAGGGATTGGGCGTATACAATTTGGTAATAATGATGATGTAGATATAGTTAGAATACAAGCAGTTACAGATGGTGCAACAGATAGCGGAAGAATATCATTTCATACATCAGCATCAGGTGCTACAAGTACAGAAAGAATGCGAATTAATAGTGCTGGAAGAATACAATGCCAAGGTACAGAGAGTGGATCTTCAGGTGCTTTAAATCTTTTAGGAGAAGTTGGAAATAGTTATGACGCAATACAATTTTACCATAACTCATCTACTCTAGTTGGTCGTATTAGAACAGCAGCTTCGTCAACAACATATACCACATCTTCGGACTACAGACTAAAAGAAAATGTAGATTACACTTGGGACGCAACAACAAGATTAAAACAATTAAAACCAGCAAGATTCAATTTTACAGCTGATGATACTAACACATTAGTAGATGGTTTCTTAGCGCACGAAGTATCAAGCATAGTTCCAGAAGCTATTACAGGAGAAAAAGATGCAGTTGATAGTGATGGCAATCCTGATTATCAAGGCATTGACCAAAGCAAACTCGTACCATTACTCGTAAAAACAGTTCAAGAGCTAGAAGCTAGAATAGCTACATTAGAAGGATAACATGACAACACAAAACAGAGAATTAGCTAGCCTTATAGACAATAGTGGTAATGTAACTGCTACTGGAAACTTGACAGTTTCTGGTACAACTACTACAATAAGTTCAACAGTACAAACTATAGCAGACCCACTAATTGAAATTAACACTGGTGCTGGTTCAAATTCAAATGATTTAGGATTTGTGTTTGAAAGAGGGTCAACAGGAGACAATGCTTGTTTAATATGGGACGAGTCAAATGATGTATTCGCTGTAGGTACAACTACAGCTACAGGTACATCAACAGGTAATATGTCATTCTCTGCAGCAGGACTTACAGCAGGTGTTGGTACATTTAGTTCATTAGATATATCTGGTGATGCTGATATAGACGGAACATTAGAAGCTGATGCTATTACTATTGATGGTGTTACATTAGCTGAAACTATTTCTGATACTGTTGGAGCTATGGTAGGTTCAAATACTGAAACAGGAGTTACAGTAACCTATGATGATAGTGATAATACATTAGACTTTGTAATTGGCACACTTAACCAAGATACGACAGGTACTGCAGCTATTGCAACCACAGTTACTATAACAGATAACGAAAGTACAAACGAAGAAAATGCTGTTGTATTTACAGCAGGTGGTGATGTAGACGGTGGTAATTTAGGTTTAGAGTCAGATGGTAATTTAACTTATAATCCAAGTTCAGGAACATTAACTTCTACAGCTATTGCAGGAACTTTATCAACAGCAGCTCAAGGAAATGTAACAAGTCTTGGAACTCTTACAACTCTTACAGTTGATAATGTAATAGTTAATGGTACAACAATAGGACATACAGACGATACAGATTTATTAACATTAGCTGATGGTGTTTTAACAGTAGCAGGTGAAGTCTCAATGACTACACTTGATATAGGTGGTACAAATGTAACCTCTACAGCAGCAGAATTAAACTTTAGTGACGGAGTAACTTCCAACATACAAACACAGCTTGATACAAAAACCTCAACAGGTAAAGCTATAGCCATGGCTATTGTATTCGGATAATATAGGAGAAAATTATGGCACAAGTAAATATAGTAAATGTAACATCAATTTTACCATTCACAATTAATGGTTCAGTTACAACTTCATTAGTAGATGTAATAGATGTACCTGCTGATAAATTATATAAAGTAAACACAATAATAATTTGTAACATAGACGGAACAAACTCAGCTACTGTTACAATAAAAGCATCAACCAGTAATGGTTCTAACTATTACAATATAGCTTCAACAATTGCAGTACCAGCAGATGCTACTTTAGTAGTTATTGATAAAAATTCATCATTTTATTTAGATGAAACAGATTTATTAAGAATACAAGCTAGTGCTAATAGTGATTTAGAATACACAATATCTGGTGAAATTTTAGACGACGCTTAAGGAGGTATTTAACAATGGCTCACTTTGCAGAACTTAACTCAAGTAATGAAGTATTACGAGTAGTAGTTATATCTAATGATGATGTAGCTGCTAATGGAGGTGATCAACACGCCGATGCAGAAACATTTGTAGCATCTATTGTTCCACATTCAACAGATGGTACAAGTTGGAAACAAACTTCATACAATAATAACTTTAGAAAACAATATGCGGGTTTAGGATTTACCTACGATGCAACAAAAGATAAATTTATATTACCTAAACCTTTTACATCTTGGTCACTAAATTCTAATGATGATTGGATAGCTCCTATAACTTATCCTAATGTAAATGAAATTAGTTCTAATCCTGTCTCATTATCTTGGGATGAAGATAATCAAAAATGGTTAGGTAAAACTTTTGCAGGTGATGATCATTCAACTGTAACCAATTATCAATGGGACAACATTAATCTACAATGGAATGAGGTTTAACTATGGCTAGTAAAAATGGCGGATACATTGGTATAGATTACGAACCTTCTGCAGGTACACAAAATGCTGTAACAACTACTTTTAATTCTACTGGAACTTTAACTACAGGAACTCATACAACATCACTACAATATTTAATTGTCGCCGGTGGAGGTGGAGGTGGAGGTCACCCTGTAGCTCCAACATTTACTGTAGGTACTAGAGGTGGTGATTCTTCTATAGCAGGAACTCCTATTACAACTGTAACCTCAACTGGAGGCGGTGGAGGTGATACAGGTTATTTTACACCAAACCCAGGTCAACAACCCGGAGGCTCTGGAGGTGGCGGTGGTCGTTATGCTACGGGTTCTGGTACTGCTAATCAAGGACATGATGGTGGTGATGGTGTAAGAGCAGCTCACCAAGGAACAGACCTTTCTGGTGGTGGAGGTGGTGCCGGTGGTGAAGGAGAAGACCATCAACCTCATAATACACCAGATAGACATAGTGGAAATGGCGGTAATGGAGTTGCATCATCAATAACTGGTTCATCTGTAACAAGAGCAGGTGGCGGTGGTGGTGCAAGTAACTATGTTAATTCTCCAATAAAAACCGGTTCTGGAGGTCCTGGAGGTGGCGGTGCTGGAGGTAATGAAGGCTACACAGGTGCTAGTGGGACAGCTAATACTGGTGGCGGAGGCGGTGGTTGGACATCTGGTATTACAGGGTTCCAAAACTTCGGAGCCGGAGGTGGAGCTGGAGGTTATAGATGTTCTGTACCAGGAGAAAGCTCTGGTGGTGGAGCATCGGCTGAATCTACATTAACTGTAGTAGGTGCTACAAACTATACTGTAACTGTAGGAGCAGGAGGAGCAGGAGCAACTAGCCCAGGAAATACAACAAATGGTGGTTCTGGTGTAGTTATTACTAAAGAACCAGCAGTAAATTTTATACAAAATACAGGTGGTGTTTGGAATATGGATGCTATTTACGAAAATGTAAAAGCAGGAACTTGGGTAAGTTAAAATGCCTAGATTAATCGGAGCAGCACAATCAACATCTACAGGAACTCAAGATGAAGCTATTACTACATTTAACTCTAGTGGAACACTAACAACAAAAGCGTTAACAACTGCAGTTGAATATTTAGTTATTGCTGGAGGAGGTTCTGGTGGTGGTGAAATCGCCGGTGGAGGTGGTGCTGGTGGGTATAGAACAGCCACAGGATTTTCTGTTTCAGGTTCCACAAGCTATCCAATAACTGTTGGAGGTGGTGGAGCTGCTGTTGGTGGTACTGCTAATCCAGACGCAGGTAATAGTGGTAGTGATTCTGTATTTTCTTCTATAACCTCAACTGGAGGTGGTGGAGGCGGTGGTCCTAGTGATGAATCATTAAAAATAGGTAGAACTGGTGGTTCTGGTGGTGGAGAATGGGTCGGAGGAGGCTCAGGTGGTGCTGCGGGAACTTCAGGCCAAGGTAATGCTGGTGGTAGAGGTTCAACAAATACTTATGGTAATGGCGGAGGCGGTGGTGGTGCAGGTGCCGTTGGCGTTGATGGTGATAATACAACTAATAGTGCATCAAGTGGTGCCGGAGGTGCTGGTTCAGCTTCTTCAATCACAGGTTCATCTGTAACAAGAGCTGGTGGAGGTGGTGGTGGTACTTGGAATGCTTCAGGTGAATACACAGGAGGCAGTGGTGGTTCTGGCGGTGGTGGCCAAGGTTGGGGTAATCAAGCACCCGGATATACAACTAATGCTTCAGGTAATGGTGTAGCTGGTACAGCCAATACTGGTGGTGGCGGTGGTGGCTCAGGTAATGGTGGAGGTGGATATGGTGGCGCTGGTGGGTCAGGTGTCGTTATTATTAAAGAAGCCGCAGTCAATTTTACAACAGCATCAGGTTGTTGGGATTTGAGACAAGTTTATAGACAAGTTAAGGCAGATGATTGGATATAAATAGAATATAGACCTTTTAAATTATGAATCTTAAATATTATTATTGGTATTTTCAGTCAGCTATACCTGAAAGAATATGTGATGAAATTGTTCGTTATGGTAAAGAGCAGAATAAAGAAATGGCTCTTACAGGTGATTCTCAAAAAGATAATCTTACTAACTTAGAAATTCAAAACATTCAAAAAAAACGAAAGTCAGATGTAGTGTGGATGTCTGATAGATGGATATACAATGAAATACAACCTTACATACATCAAGCAAATCAAAGCGCTGGTTGGAATTTTGATTGGGATTTTAGTGAAGCTTGTCAGTTTACAGAATATAAAAAAGGTCAGTTTTACGATTGGCATTCTGATTCATACGAAGAACCTTATGACCAACCAGAAGATCATAATACACACGGTAAGATAAGAAAACTAAGTATGACTGTATCACTAACCAACCCTGAAGAATACGAAGGTGGAGATTTAGAGTTTGATTTTAGAGATACTGATAAAGGTTCACAACCAAGAATATGTGAAGAAATTAGAAAGAAAGGTAGTGTAATTATTTTTCCTTCTTTTGTTTGGCACAGAGTTAAACCTGTAACAAAAGGAATACGACATTCTTTAGTGTGTTGGAATATAGGATATCCCTTTAGATGATTACTGAATTAAAAAATCCTGTAACAGAAGATTATAAAAACTTAAAAAATTTAGTATTTGGAAATAACTTTCCTTGGTATTACCTTGATAAAACTGTCTCTACAACAGATAAAAAAGACATGGGGTTTTTTGCTCATTGTCTATTAGGTAGACCAACACATGAAGTTGATAGAAAAAAAGTACCTGCTATACCTGAAAGTTCTTCATCTTATTTTCATCAATGTTATTTTATTTTAAAGGAAATACTTGATTTTAATAATATTGATTTTGAAGTTATGTATCGTATGAATATTAACATGACACCACATAGTTCTATAAAATCTAGTGTTCCACATATAGATTTAAACTTACCACATAAAGTTGTTATAGTTTATCTAAGTACATTTTCAAAAGGAAGAACAATAGTTTTAGGAGAAGATAAACAAAAGTTTTATTCAAATCCAAAAGAAGATAATGTAATTATGTTTGATGGCAAACTAACACACTATCAAGAATGTCCTGACATAGATGAAAAAAGAATAGTTATGGTGGCAAACTTTCAATGAGTTTTAAAAAGAATAATTATCAAGTAATTAAAGGTGCTATATCAAAAGAGTTAGCAGATTTTTGTTATCAATACTTTTTAAATAAAAGAAAAGTAGCTAGACATTTATTTGATACTCAATACATATCAATTTTTACTGAATACTTTGGTGTATGGAATGATACACAAGTACCTGAAACTTATTCACATTATTCAGATATAGTTATGGAAACTTTATTACAAAAAGTTAAACCTGTAATGGAAGAACAGACAGAAATTAAACTTACTGAAACATATTCATACGCTAGAATTTATAAAAATGGTGATGAGTTAGAAAGACATAAAGATAGATATTCATGTGAAATATCAACAACAATGCATTTAGGTGGAGATGAATGGTCAATATATCTAGAGCCTAATATTGAAGTAAATTTAGAACAAGGTGATATGCTTATGTATCGTGGTTGTGAATTAGAACATTGGAGAGAACCTTTTGAAGGTGAAGATTGTGCTCAAGTTTTTTTACACTATAACGATGCAAGTGGTAAAGATGCTAAACAAAATAAATTTGATGGCAGACCTATGATTGGTTTACCATCGTTTTTTAAATAATGTACGAAACCTATTACTGTAATATTTTACAAAATATAAACAGCAAAGAATTTTTAAAACAACTTGAGTTTTTTATTAAAAAAAATCCATGTTGTAAAGACTATCCAAAATGCAAACACGCAAAGATTCAATCTAATGGGACTTTATATAAACACTTTGAAGAACTAAATGAGTCTATTGATACTACTGTATCTAAATATTTAGGCTATCAACCAAATATTTTACATAAAAAATGTTGGGTATTTCTAAACAAAGCAGACGAAGAAATAGATTCAATAAGGCATAACCACGAAGATAATTATAAAAATTTAAGTATATCAGGAGTGGCTTATTTAACTGAAACAAATTTTGGAACTCTATTTGGCGACAGTAATAAAATAAAACCTCAACTCAACTGTTGGAATGTATTTGATTCAAGACTGTACCATCAAACTGAAAAAGGTATACCTGTGAATGATAGGTATGTACTAGCTTTTACTGCAATTGTAGGCGATTAGGTTTATAAATAGTAGTATGGATATGGAAATGTCACACTTAATTTGGAATGTTATCTTAACATTAGTCCTTGCGCCGCTTGCATGGTGGCTAAGAAATACTTATGAAGAAATTAGAAGACAAGATATACTTCTAAATAAAACTAGAGAAGAAATAGCACGAGATTATGTATCAAAACGAGAAATGGCAGAAGATATGAACAGAATATTAGATGCTATTGAAAAACTCAACGATAAACTAGACCGAATAAACGAGGCAGCAGCCAAAGAATTCAGACTTTAAACTTTCTATTTGATATAAATAGTAGTTAACAGAGGATTTTTATATGGCTACACCAACTAGTAAAGCTGAACTTATTTCATATTGTAAACGACAACTTGGAGCTCCAGTTGTAGAAATTAATGTAGATGCTGATCAAGCTGACGATATCATGGATGATGCAATTCAATTTTACAATGAATATCACTATGACGGTTCAATCAGAACATATCTTAAACATCAAATTACACAAACTGAAATAGACAATCAGAAAACAAACTCAAATGTAACATCATCAACGGGTGGTGGTTCAGATAGTGGTGCTACTACATGGCAAGAAGGTAATAATTATATAGAATTACCTGAGTCTATTTTATCAGTTATAAAAGTATTCAACTTTAATGATAAATCAACAAACAATATGTTTGATTTAAGATATCAATTAAGACTTAATGACATATATGATTTAACATCTACATCTATATTGTATTACGAAATGGTACAACAACATTTAGGTATGTTAGATGATATATTAGTAGGTTCTCCTTTCATGAGACATAGTAAACATGGAAACAGACTTTATATAGATATGGATTGGACAAATTCTATTCAAGCCGGTGAATACATACTCATAGAGGCTCATAGAGCTCAAGACCCTACAACCTTTACAGACATTTATAATGATCTTTGGTTGAAAAAATATGCAACTGCTAAACTTAAAATGCAGTGGGGAACAAATTTAACAAAATTTGAAGGAATTCAATTACCTGGTGGTGTGACTCTTAATGGTAGACAATTAATAGATGATGCTAGAGAAGAAATAACCAAATTAGAAGAGGAACTAAGATTAGGATATGAATTGCCTGTAATGGATATGATAGGATAAAAACATGGCAATAACAAAACCAAGTAGAAGTATGTTGAGTACTGGAATCTCAGATTCTAGTGACGCTACATTCTTAACAGCAGACAGTTCAGAGAACGCTACATTCGCGGGTAATCTAACAGTATCAGGAAATTTAACAGTAACAGGTACAACAACTCAAGTTGATACAGTTACTATGAATGCACAGAACGCTGTGTTATTCGAAGGTGCTACAGCAGACGCTCACGAAACAACATTAACAACAGTAGATCCAACAGGTGATCGAACAATCAGTTTACCAAATGTATCAGGTACTTTACCTGTATTAGCAGCCGCTTCAGTTACTCAAATTAGTTCTACACCAGAAGAACTTAATCTATTAGACGGATCATCAGCCAATAGTGTAGTGAATAGTAAAGCTGTTATCTATGGTTCAGGTGGAGAACTAGCCGG